CTGAATCTTTTGGACTCCCTGCTACTGCTGACCTTATGTTTGCCCTTATTTCTACAGAAGAGTTGGAGGGGTTGAATCAGATAATGGTGAAGCAATTAAAGAATAGATATAATGATCCTACTGTTTTCAAAAGGTTTGTAGTAGGTATTGATCGTGCCAAGATGAGACTGTATGACTGTGAGCAAAGTGCTCAAGAGGATATAGTTGACAGTGGACAAGATGAAGAGTATAATTTTAAGGAAAAACCGAAGAAGTCCTTTAAAGATTTTAAATTTGACCAATCATGACACAAGCAACTTATAGAGACGAATTAATTGAAACTGCTCAACAACTAGTTCGTAAAGGAAAGGGTATTCTTGCTGCAGATGAA